GGCCTCCTCGTCAATCCACGCCGCCGTACCCTTGCTGGCCACGACGGGAATCTTGCGGTCGCCGGAGCTGGTGGTGATCACGTGCGCCAGCTGGCGGAAGATGTTCTGCTCCTGCAGGGCGTCCAGCAGCGTGCGCTGGAACTCGTCCGGAGCCAGGAAACCGCCGTGATCATCCTGGCCGATTTTGAGAGCGTTGTACACCTCATGGCTCACGCTCTTGTTGCGCATGAGCGACCAGAAAGAGCGGGTGTACTCGTCGGAGGCGCGGCCATCCTTGGCCTTGCCGCCTGCGGCGGGCTGATTGGTGATGGGGCTGGTCGTGGGTTGGGAAAGCTCGCGGTCAAGGCTAGCTTGCCGCTCCAACCGGTCGATCTCCTTGCCGAGGCTGACCACATCGGCTTCCATCTTTTCATACGTGGCTACGTCCTCCGCAGAGAGCAGGCCGTCCGTGCCGCGTTTGGTATCCAGAAACGCCTTGGCGGCGTCCCATGCCTTGGCGCGCTTTTCGCGTAGGGTCAGAATCTGATTCATATTTCTACCTCCGTTTTTTACTGTAAAAGCGCCAGCCTCTTGTCGAGGTCTGACGCTTTTGTTTTGGGCTGTTCCGGCGCGGCTAGGGGCTTGGGAACTTTGGTGCGGAGCTTATCCAACAGGCTGTTGGTAACCGCCCGGCGGGAAAACGCGAAGCTGTTCTCCGCAGGCTCCGCGTGCGCATCGGGCTGGAACATGATCTCATCACAGAAACCAAGCTCCAGAGCCTTGTTGGCGTTCATCCACGTCTCCGAGTCCATGAGGTTGGAGAGCTTCGTGCGCGAAAGGCCGGTTTTGATGGCATACGCGTTGATGATGGACTCCTTCACCTCATCCAGCAACTGGATGGCCTTTCGCATCTCTTCGCTGTCGCCCATGGCGACAGTGAAAGGGTTATGCAGCATGAGAAGCGACGTCGGCGACATGAGCACGCGCGTGCCCGCCATGGCGATGACAGAAGCCGCGCTGGCGGCGATGCCGTCAATCTTGACCGTCACATCGTGGGGATAATCCATGAGCATGTTATAGATCTGGGCTGCCGCCACGCAATCGCCGCCGACTGAGTTGATCCAGACGGTGATTGGTCCGCTGCCGGAGGTGAGATCAGCCTTGAAGGCAGCTGGGGTCACTTCATCTGAAAACCAACTCTCCTCCGCGATGACGCCGTTCAGATACAGCGTGCGGGATTCCGGTTCAGTTTCATCGCGTACCCAGTTCCAAAAGTGGCTACTTTTCATTGGTCTCCTCCTTGTGTTTTCGTTGTGTTGCTTGCTTTACATGGCTTTCCTTGCCTGCGAACGCGCCGGCCTGGACTAATTTGGTCATGCTCCCGTTCACGAGGAAAAGGTCGCCCCCTTCGGATGCCGGGATACGGTTCATGTCTTCCAGCTCGCGGATATCGTTAGCGGAGAGCCAACCGTTCTGCCTGCCGGTGGCATAGCCCGTCATGCGGCTGGCATAATCGCCGCGCAGCAGACCGTCCAGATTGAAGCGAATGAAGACGTCGCTCTTTTCGGAAGGCAGCAGCAACGCCTGGCAGAGCGACTGTTCCCATCGCACCACCCAGGGATCCAGCGTGAATTTGACAAATTCCAGCGACTGCTGCTCGATATTTGAAAAGGAACTTTTCTCCAGATCGCCGACCATATGGGGCGGTACGCGGAAGATGCGGGCGATCTCGTTGATCTGGAACTTGCGCGTCTCCAAAAACTGCGCTTGTTCTGGGGGAATGCCGATGGCTTGAAACTTCATGCCCTCTTCCAGAACCGCCACGCGATGGGCGTTTCCGCTGCCCTGATACGCCGCGTTCCAGCTGTCCTTGACACGCTGCACATCCTTGATGACCCCCGGATGCTCGAGCACCCCGCCGGGGTTGGCGCCGTTGGCAAAGAAGCTCGCGCCATACTCCTCCGTGGCCAGCGCCATGCCGATGGCGTTCTTGGCCATGGCAATCGGGCTGTAGCCGATCAGGCCGTCAAAGCCCAAACCGGGGATATGCAACACTTCATCTTTTCGGAGGGTGATGTAGCCGCCCTTGGGTCTCAGCCCGCTTTCATCCACATCCCGATAGTAGGTGTAGCGGAGTTCGCCGTTTGGCGCGCGGCTCACATCCATCTTGTTGGGGAGCAGCGGGTACAGGGCGACAGGTTGCCCCCGTCCATTTCGAACGATCTGCGCGTAAGCGTTGCCCCAAAGCAAAAGATGACTCATGAGTGTTTCTCGGAACACAAATGACGTCATCTCGGGATTCGGTTCGTTATGCAGCAGATTGTACAGCGGATGTTGGGGAAAGCGCTCCTTGCTGCCATCCATGCGGTACTGATACACATGGAGCGGTAGCCCGGCGATCGTTTCGGCGAGGATTCGAACACACGCGTATACTGCCGTGGTTTGCAACGCGGTATGCTCATTGACCGTTTTGCCGGAGGTCGTACCGCCGAACAGAAAGGAAAACGCACTGCCCAGGCTATTTTGGGGCTTATCGCGGGAGTGAAAGCCGAATAACGCGCTCAACACGCTCATAACACCAACAACCCCCTCTCGTTATAAATGCTATCGCTACTACCGCCGCCGCACCGGATCGCGCGATCCAGCGCCATGATGGTCGCGACCGCGCCGTCAATCTTCTCCGTGGACTTTTCCTTATCCGGCTTGATGTTCCCCGCCGGGTCAGTGCGAACGTAGATATTGTCCATCATCCACCGAAGCACCGGATGCCCGCCGTGGGCGAGTTTCTGTTCCAGCGTCAGTTTCATCAGTTCCTTGGTCGGCGGCGACATATCTTTGAAACCTTGTCCGAAGGGCACGACCGAAAAACCCAGTCCCTCCAGGTTTTGCACCATCTGCACAGCGCCCCAGCGGTCAAAGGCGATCTCCCGGATGTTGAAGCGCGTGCCCAGTTCCTCAATGAACTTTTCGATAAAACCGTAATGCACAACGTTTCCTTCCGTGGTCAGAAGGAAACCCTGTTTTTCCCAGAGGTCGTATTGCACATGGTCGCGGCGCACGCGCAGGTCGATGTTTTCCTCTGGAATCCAGAAGTAAGGCAGCACCTCGTACTTTCCGTCAGCGTCCTCTGGTGGGAACACCAGTACGAAGGCAGTCACGTCGGTCGTGCTGGACAGGTCGAGCCCGCCATAACAAACGCGACCTTCCAACTGGGCAGGGTCCACTGCAAACGCACAAGCGTCCCACTTGGTCATCGGCATCCAGCGTACCGCCTGTTTGACCCACTGGTTGAGGCGAAGCTGCCGGAAACTGTTCTCCTCTGCTGGATTCTGCTTGGCGCTCTCGCAGGCGTCCTTCACCTTGTCAATGGATACCGTAATGCCGAGCGATGGATTGGCTTTCCTCCACACTTTGGGGTCAGTCCAGTCATCAGCTTCCTTGGCGCCGTAAATCACCGGGTAGAAGGTGGGGTCGCGTTTGCGGCCTTCCAGAATGTCCAGTGCCTTCTGGTGGGTTTCGAAGCAGATGCTCTGGGTATCCGTGCCCGCCGTGGTGATCAGGAAATAGAGCGGCTGGGTGCGCGCGTCGCCGGAACCCTTGGTCATCACATCAAAGAGCTTGCGGTTGGGCTGGGTGTGCAGCTCGTCAAACACCACGCCATGGATGTTGAAACCGTGCTTGGAGTAGGCTTCAGCGCTGAGAACCTGATAGAAGCTGTTGGTGGGCAGATAGATGATCCGCTTGGTAGACGCGAGGATTTTAACCCGCTTGGAGAGCGCCGGACACATGCGCACCATATCGGCAGCTACTTCAAACACGATAGACGCTTGCTGCCGATCAGCGGCGCAACCGTACACCTCAGCGCGTTCCTCGTCGTCGCCGCAGGTCAGCAGTAGGGCGATGGCGGCCGCCAATTCGGAATTGTGCGTCTGTAAGCACGAGCGTCCAATCAGGTATCGGTGTGACGGGCTACTAACTTGGATACATTGCATGCCCCGGTTTTCGATCGGCTCGATGGTATCGATATAGCGGTAATGGCTTCGCGTTAGGGGGTTGCGCGCCACCGACTGACTTTTCTTCCTGTACATGCCCGACACCGGCGTATCCTTGAACGCTGTGAGTTTG